CCACACCAACACCGTATCCGACCCGCCCCCAGCGACGGTGGTGCCAATGGTGGTTGCGTTGGCGTCGGTGACGGTGGCCATCATTCCAGTATTACCGGCAGCGGCGGGGAGGTTTGCGACAGTGGAGCCGACGGGACGGACGCCTTTCAGATACAGCAGCCCGTTAGAATTTGACCCACCATCGCCAAACTGGCCGATGTTTATTCCGGCGCGGGAGAGGGAGAAGTCTTTGCTGCCGTTCACATCGCTGGTGGACGAAAAAGCCATAGCGCGATCATTGGCTAAATTGAAACCCGTTGGCTGCATTGCCACTCGATAGACAGAGGTCACACGAACGCCGAAAAAGGTGCTCTCGCTAACAAACCCGCCGGTTGATTCAATGCCAGCCACCGCCGTCCCCGAGGAGTTCTGCCACGTCGTCAAATTCGTCGTACTTTGCGCCGACCCAGCCCGGATAATCACCTGATTGACGTTCGCCGCAATCGACGGCGTGACGCCGACGCCGATAGAAGACGCGAACAACCCACCATTCGCATTCGCGCCCCCATCCCCCACCTGCAACGTGTTCGCCGAGGCGCGGGAGAGGGAGAGGTCTTTGGTGGCGCCCTGAGATGCCGCCGACGAAAACCGGTATAGACCGCCAGATCCGACGTCTATGTTGTTGCCATTCTGGTAAAACGTATTTAGCGGGTTGAAAAACTCTTGCGCTGCCGCTCCTCCGCCCGAATTTATCCACGCCAGCGCCGTCCCCCCGCTGTTCTGCCACGTCTGCAAATTCGTCGAACTCTGCCCCGCCCCGGCGCGGACGATGAGCTGAGTTACGCCGGTAGTGGGGGTTTGGTCGTAGGCGCGGAGGGTGCCGGAGGAGCCGGAGGAGCCTACGTCCAAGCGGAAGTTGCCGTCGGTTGTGGTGCCGAGGAGGAGGTTGCCGGTGGGAGTAAACCGGCCTCGCTCAGTTAGCGCTGTGTCACCGACCACCGCCTTTGTTCCAAATGTAATTGCGCCAATTTCTCCGTTGACTATATCTTCTCCCGTGACAATGCCCTGGATGGCGGCGAACAGGCGATTACTAGACGATCTATTTAACCCGTAGAAGTCGATGCGGGATGACCCACCAAATCCCGTCGTGTTGAGCAATTGGATGCCAGTGCCGCTGGCTCCGGTTACCGCCACACTCCCCGCCACCTGCAACCGATTCGTCGCATCGTCGGTGGTGGTGCCGAGGAGGAGGTTGCCGGTGGTGGCGGCGAAGCGGGCGCGTTCGGTGTTGCCTTGAGCGATAGCAATAAACGAAGAGCTATCGGCACTGTTTATGTACAACGATGAGCCACTACTGGCTAGCACGTAGTTGGCGGCACTAGGCGATGACACGCCAAGATATAACGCGGCGACTGTTCCGCTCGTATACCTGCCAATATGCGCCGTTTCGGTCGCTACTCCAACGCCGATGCTAAGCAGGTTCGTTGCCGCATTATACGCAAACGCCGCCTCACTCCCCGCCTGCCCCGCCCCGGTGCCGTAGAGGATCTGGCCGGAGGCGACGGCGGCCCCGCCGCGCACGATGTCCGACGAGTCCGACAGACCGCTGCTCGGGATGGCAATGTTTGCCGTGCCGTCGAAGGATACACCCGCGATGGTGCGCGCCGTTGCCAGCGCCGTGGCCGTCGCCGCGTTGCCGGTCGTGGAGCCCGAGGAGCCTGTCACGTTGCCCGTCACGTTTCCCGTGACGTTGCCGGAAAACGTCGCGGTGATGGTGCCCGCCGTAAAATTCCCGCTCGCGTCACGGGCCACGATGGCCGACGCGGTGTTGCTTGCCGTGGCCGTGGTGTTGGCGTTGGAAACGGTTCCAGTTAGCTTCGTTGCGGCCAGCGACGTGATCCACGCCGGGTCAGCGTAGGTGCTGTTGACATCGACCTTGTCGGTGTTCAGGTTGGTAAAGTTCGTGTTGAGAGTGACCCGCGATGCCGCGATAATGTCGGTTGCAAGGATGGTGGTAATAGTGGCCATTAGCCCTCCGGTTCGACGCCGATGATGCGGGCGTCGTAGTCAATATTGGTGATGCGGACTTCCTGCTGCACTTCGAAGAGCCGCGACGCCGTTCCCGCTAACGAAACCGCCCACGGTTGCAGGGCTTCGGCCCAGGTGATAGCCGTGTCGTCCCATGACCCCGTGCCATCGGCCCACGTGCCGGTGCTCGTAGCCCACGTGTCTGCCGTGCCGCTCCACGGCCCGTAGACTTGCGCGATGGTCATGGTCGGCACTAGCGGTTCCTCACGCGAAGAATCATTGAGCGCTCGTCGGTGCGCCCGGCGCTGGTGACGATGCGGTTTACCAGCGTGTAGTCAGTGCCTACAGTGCCGCCCCCGATCCAGACCACGGTGATGGTGCCGCCGGTGATTCCGCTGGTGATCTGCGTTAGGCCAGCGGGTACCGTCCAACTTGATGTGATAACGGTTTCGCCGGTCGCCAGCCAGCCGTCCGTCAGCCAGTCAAAGCCGTAATCAAGCTCGGCCGAAGGGTCTTTCGTCAAGATCGGTATCACCATGCGGCCTCCAGTGTCGCAACGATGGCCGGGCGCAACTCGGTCACCGTCACGGCCAATACCTGCACGTCGCCCAGCAGCCAAAACGCCGCGCTCTCTGGTTGCGGCAGGCGGTCGATGTATTGCGCCGCCTCCATGTCGCGGCCGCCTTCGCGGTAGCGGATGGTGACGCGGTAGCCGGTAATGCTGGTGTCGCTCGACGCAATCCATATCTGCTGCGCCTTCTTGTCCGGAAACAGCGTCATGCCCGTAATCCGCCGCATGGCCGGGTAGTCCACGCACGTCACGCGCACGTAGCCAGTGGCGGTGTTGCGCTGCTGGCCGCACAAGTCAGCCAGTGCTGGCAGTGCCACTGCGAATAACAAGCCTAAGGTCCTCATAATGCCACCCATGCGCCGTTCACTCGCGCCTGCATCTGGTTATCAGTCGTGTTGTACAAGATCATGCCGTTCGCCGCCGTAAGCGCGTTGCGCTCACTTGTGGTCAGGCGCGGCACCAGTAATGCGCCAGTGGTTCCGGCAATCTCCAGCGTCGCCGAGGTTGCCGGACTCGATGTGCGAATGCCCACGTTGCCGCCGTTTGGATTCAGCAGCAGCGGGTAGGTTGTTCCGAGAGCCCCAACGTTCGAAGTCTGGATCCACGCGCCGAACGGCGAGGCGTTCGACAGCCCGATGTCTATCGAATTTGTGGCGGTGGAGGCGATCCGCACGAGTCCGTTCTGCGTCGTGCCGCTCGTTGCTGGCAGAGAGGTTACGCCCAGGACCTCTAGCTTTTGTGCCGGCGCTGTCGCACCAATCCCGAGGTAGCCGCTGTTGATAATCCGCGCCGCTTCGGTGCCGCCGTTGTTGCCGACCTGGAACACAATCGCCGCACCACTCGCTCCAGCGCCGCTCGTTGCACGCAGCGTGAGCGTCGAGGTTGTCCCCGTGCCGCCCAGCACGACCGGCGCAAAAGCCGAACTCGCCGAAATGGCAACGTTCGAAAGCGTGTAGCCGCCGCCGTTCACGTTGTCGCCCCATGCCCGAATGTCGTTGCCGAGGTTGTTGACGTCGGTAAACGACAAAGTATCGGAAGCGATAAAATTGACTCGCGACAGCCAGGCCATGCTATTCCTTTGCCTCGACGCGCACCAGCGCCGTGGCGTCGGCGTTCATCTGGTAGGTGTCGTTGGCGTCAACCTCGTGCGACTCCAGAATCGTCTGCAAAACCATCTGGACGGTCATTTGAAGCGCCTTGTCGATGTCCTGAAGCGGCGCAATCTTCGCGCGGTTCGCGTTGATCTCCATCACGCACTGGTTGAGCCGCGCCTGCTGTTGTTTGGTGAGTTGAATGGTGTCCATATAGCTATTATGACGTGCGGATGCCGCCGGTAAATCCAAGCGTGGCCGAGGTCAAGCCCGACGCGCTGCCGACTGATGTTGTGGTCGAGGAAACGTTGCTGACCAGCGTGCTGCTGTTTCGAGTGAGACTCACCGTGGATTGCGACGAAAACTGCGAGATGTTGGCCGAAGTCGAGCTGATCGTATGAATCACGGTATCGGTTTGCGGGTTGCTGGAGTGATCCAGATAGTTCAGCGTTATCGTCGTATAACTGATTCCCGTGACCACTGAGGTCGTCGAGGTGTTGACGTTGGTCACGACCGTCTGACTGGCCGGGGCGTCAAGGTAGTTGATGGTCGTTGTCGTCGGGCTCACGGAAGAAACGACGGTTGCGCTGCTCACGGTCAGGCCGGTGAGGACGCTGGAAGACGCGGTGACGCCGGGTGTTGTGCCGATGGAAAAGCTTGAAGCGCTGACAGCACCAGTGCCGCCGGTCAGCGTTATAGTCGTGCTCCCACTTGTATTGTTGACTACGACTCGCCCGCCCGGATCCGGACTCCCCCCGCCTGCGCTAATAAGCACTCGGCTAACGCTTCCATCGGTCAATGACACCGAGTTGGCGCGGTAGCTCGTGTAATAACTCGTGCTGTTGTCGGTGATTCGCATTCCAGCTATTACGGATCCGATTCCGTCGTTAGCGTTAGTAATGACGGTAGTGATGCCGTTTAAATTTAGCGTAAGCGTGGCCCCGTTTAGCGTAACGTTGCCGCTCGAATCCGCCTTCAGTATGCCGCCGCTGTAGCTCGTGCCGCCCACCGACAGCGTTTTAAACCACCCGCCCTCGTTGCCAGACTCAACGCCAATAAAGCCGATCTGTGAGCCGCTCGCGTTGTAAACGCCGAACTTGCCAGGCTTCGACCCACCGCCGCCGACGCTAATTTCGGTGGCGTCGAGCTTGGCCGTGGTAACTGCCCCGGCCAAAATAGTCGTGGCCGTGACAGCGTTCGTAGCGATCTTCCCGGCGATCACAGCGTTTGCGGCGATCTCGTTCGAGGTAATGGCATTCGCCTGTAGCTTTGGCGTGCTGATAGCGCCGCTCGCGATGGCCGTCTCGGTGATCTGGTTGGCCGCCACGACAATTTTGTTGCCGGTGATCGTGAAAAGGTCGCTCGACGCTGCCAGATACTTCCGCAGGTCCAGCGTCCCCGCCGCGCTGCCAATCGAAAGCGTGTTTTGCGGCGTGCCAGCTACTTCGGTGTTGGTCCTGCCGTTCACATCAAACGACACCAACTTGGCCGATACGCTCGTGACCGAATCCGGCGAGGGTATGACTACCGCAATCGGCGATGGCGTGGCCGAGGTTGACGCCAAGAGCGTTGCGCCGCTGTACACGCGAAGCTCGACGCCGCCCCAGGTCACATCAGACGGCGCGGTGAATGTCGCCGTGATGCGCTGCTGCGTCGTGCCGTCGCTGGCTGTCACCGTGGCCGCGGCGAACGACGCGCCGGTCACGTGCGAGGTCCATTCTGTGCCAGCCGTGCCAGCCGACGGCGGCGAGACCGCGATGGTCGCCGATGGCGTGCCCACTGCCGGGTTGCGCCCGTCCGTGTTGGCGTTGGCGTTGTTGTCGATCGAAACGGCGTAGAACAGCCACGTCGCCGTCGCCTGTGGGAACGCCGAAAACTCTGCCGTCAGGCCGGTTCCGGTCTCCGCGCCGGTCACTTGGATTTTCTCGTTGCCCGGCAAATGCAGCCAAATCACCGCGCCGCCCCATCTGGCCAAAGCCGCCGCGCCGCTTGGTTGCGCCCACGCTAGGTCGATCAGCAGAGACTTCTGCCCTTGCCCGTTGGTAGCGTAGCGAGCGTTGGTAGCCGTAAAACCGCTCACGTTGTCGGCGTAGGGCGTCAGCACTGGCCGGCTAGCCAGCGGCCACGTAACAGTGGCGTTGGCTGATGGCGTCAGGCCCGAGACGATGGTGTTAATGCGCGGCTTTTCGCTCGCGTCCATCGAGACAAACCAGCAACGAATGATCGACGAACCAACGAAAAGGTCGTACCAGTCGCTCCGCGCCGTTGTCTCATTGACCGCCAGCGCCGGGCCTTGCGCCCGGTTGCCATCCTCGTACTCGTAAACGATCTGCACGCCGCCGAACTCGCGTTGCCAGGCCGCCGGAGGCGACGCTGGCGCGGTCCAGCCGAACACTAGCCTGTACTTCGGGGACGCGACCTGTGAGTCGTCGTACTGCACGGTCACGCTTACGCCGGTCACCAGCCGCGCGTACTCTTCGCCGGACTGATAGACCGTGTCGCCGACGGCGATGGTTACGTTGGGCGTTGCGTTGGTGTTGCCTGCGCGGACCAACTCGGCCTCGGCCGTCTCGCTGTAGCTGGCCAAATAAAAGCGCTTCGTCTCGGCTTGCGTCGGGCGCGGGATGTAGACGGTAGCGGGCGAGGTCAGATGGTAGCCCCGATCAATCGGGGCGAAGGTGCCGCCCAAGTTGCGCGTTCCGCCCAGGGTCGCGGAGGAGTTGAGTGGCACGGCGCTGCCGGTGCTCTGGTCTACCGGCTCCTCCCACACGTGGACGCCGACAAAGTCGCCGAGTGGCGACGGCGGCGTAAAAAACAGCTTCACCCGCAAAGTCGTCTCGTCGGCAAACTCGCTGGTCGCCGTTACGCCGGTCACGTTGTCCGGTGCCGTTGGCGTGCTGGTGCTGTTGCTGCCGGCGCTGGTGCCGCTGATAGTCGTTACTGACCCGCCCATGCCGGCCAAAGCCCGCCAGTACTCCTGCACGCCGACGATGCTAGTGCCGGTGATGGCGCGGACGCGGAAGCGCAGGTACAAGCCGGCCACGTCGGTGACCTGCACGTCATGGATCAGATACGACGACGACGACACACCGCGCGGCGTGTTAGCGATGGTCTGGATCTGGCCAGGCCGGAGGGTCACGCACAGCGCCTCTACCTGCTCGTCGGTTTCGTAGCTAATTTCGGTCACCGGGTCTTTCTTGGCCGCGATGACCTGCTGCGCTTCCACTAACGCTTGCACCTGCCCCAAGTCGCGCTCTAGGAACGCCTCGTAGCGTCCGCTGCCGCCGCCCTCCTGCGTGATCGTCCCGCTAATGTCGCCCGCATCTTCCGCCGTGATCGTGTCAGCGCCCAACGCCCGGTAAGATACCGTCAGCGTGTCGGCACTGGTCAACACGTCGCCGCCAGCGTCTTGGCGAATCGCAGTCGCGCCAAACTGCCAATACCATGCTTTGTCCGTGTCCGAAAGATACTGCCCGAAGTCTACATCTTGGTCGTTGAGGCGAATCGCGGCGATCTGCCCCAGCCGCCGCGAGAGCGTAAAGGCCCGCGCCGTGCCGTCGCCGGTAAACGGTTCCACCAGCGCCGCCACTTGCTCGGCCGGAACACGCGACAGCGTGGCGTTGGTTTTGTCCTCGCGAGTGCGCCGGGCCTGTAGCGAACGATAGTTCGCACTGCTGGTGGATATTGAAAATGGCGCGGTCGCAAACGTACGCGGCTTAAAGTACAGCTCGCGGTCTTCGTCGATCCACCACACGAAGTTGCACAGCGCCGCCAGCTGGCCAATGGCTTCAGATACCGTGGTGCTTGCGTCGAACGTCACCACGTCCACCACGACGCCGTCATCGACGTTGGTGGTGCCGATGCCTTCGTTGCTTGCAAAGTTGGTAATCAGGTCTTGGACAATGAGCCCAGCGCGTCCGGTCACAAGCACTTGGTCGAGCGTGCCGGTGTCTGTGATGTCCACCGCCCCGCCGCCAAGAGTTAGCGACAGCTGCAACGTCGTTGTCCCAGCGTTGACCACAAAGTACTCGATAGTGCCGCTTAATCCGCCGCAAATGGCCCCCTGCGCGTGCGCCTTGACTCGGACCTTGTCACCATTCGCCCGGCCATGCGCGGACGCCGTGGTGAGCGTATTCGTGCTGGCGTCGGCAGTGAAGACAAAGCTGCCGTCGTAGTGCGCCGGTAGCGCCGTCGATGGATTGAAGCACCGCCGCCGGTCGAGCCGCTGCTCCCAGGTGATGCCGCTGATTTCGTAGAACGCGCCTGCCGCCGCGCCTGCTTCGGTGATCGAGACTTCCGATACTTCGTCGATGCTCCCGGCCCAGAGCTTGTTGCCACCGGTCCAGATCTCGACAAGCTGCCCCTGTTGCGGTCGGTAGGCCCCGCTAGTCGAAACCACGCGACAGCCAAACGTGGCCCGGTTGCCCAATGTCGCCGACAGCGACAGGCTGTAGGGAACGATCTCGCGGATACTCCCGCCGATGTAGACGTCGATGCTCACTGTGGAATCACTCCGAGCAGTTTCAGTTCACGGGTCAGGGCGTCGAGTAACTGGCGCGTGTCGCCGGTCGTGCTGATGTTGATGGTTACAGCCCCGCCGCCGCCGCCAACGGCCATGCCGCGGGTTTCCATGCGAATTAGGCTGTCCCAGATGTCTTTAAGTTTTGGCAAGTACTCGTTGTTTTTCTCAAGCAAATGCAACAGGTGAATCTGCGAGTAGCGGACTTCCTTCTCGATAAGATCCAGCGTCTTGTTCATGGCCGCGAACTGAAAGTTGCTGATGATCGACGACACCGCCGTTGCCACGCCAGCCACCGCATTTACGACCGCCGTAACGGGGTTGGCCGCCGCTACCGCCGAGCCAATGCCGCTGCTGGCCGACCCTGCCGCGCTGCTGATTCCGGGAATCGCGCCCATGGCCGCGTTGGCCCCGCCGCCCAGCACGCCGGGTATCGCCGAGGTCGCCGTGCGCGCTCCCGTGCCACCCAGCAGGCCGCCAAGTGCGCCGCCGACGCCGCCCAGGTTGGCCATTAGCCCACCCAGCGCCGCAATGACTTTGTTGATGCCGTTTTCGATCACTGTCCGAATGAGAGACTTGGCGATCTGCTTGCCGAGTTCCTCAAACTTCTCACCCACCTTGCCGCCGCTTACGATGATGTCGGCCAGGCCGCGCGAAAGGTCTGTCACGATGGTGGAGACCTGCCGGGAGATGGCCTGCTGCGTCTTCTTCCACTCGCCCGCCGTGGCGCGGGACAGAATCTTTATCATCTCCGCATTGCGCTTGGCAGAGCGCGCCTGCTCCGCGCCGGCCAGAGCGCCGTCGTCCCGGCGCGGCTCGCCCGTCATAATCAGCTGGCCCAGGTCTAGGTTCCGCGCCGATGCCGCCGCAAGCTGAATATCGCCGATCGCCATCATCGCCCGCTTGCGCGCAAAGTCGAACGAATCGGCGACCTCTAGCGTCTTGGGGCGAATTGCGCCAAGGCCGTCAATCAGCTTAAGGTATTCTTGGCCCAGCGCTTCGGTGGCGCGTTGTAGATCTACGGATGACACCTTGCCCTGCTGGTAGGCTTCAATGATTCGCTCCATGGCCGTTCGCGCCAGCACGAAGCTGCCGATGGCGTCGGTGGTGTTGGTCACGCCGAGACGCTCAAAGCTGTTCGCCAGTTGGTCAACAACCGGCTTTAATTTGCTTTTCTTTTCGGCCAAAGCAGCGGCAGCAGCAGCCGCTGCCATGTACTGCTCGACTAGCTTTTCGGCTTCTGTCTTGACGTTTGCGATTGGCTTTGCGTTTTTGTTGAGCTCGCGCGACAACAAAATCAACTGTTTATTGAACTCGTCCAAGCTAATCGCGCCAGATCTATACTTTTTCTCTAGCTCAGCGACCAATGGAGATTTGCCGCGCAGCTGCTTGAGCAAGTTTTCCGTTGCATTCGAGAACAGACGATTTGAGTTGTTGAGATTGTCCTGCGCCACAGACAGTTCATAATGCGCGTAGGCAAGATTAGCCAGCCCAACCACCAACAGCGCAGCCCCCGCCGAAAACGCTGCCATGGCAATTGTGGCCTGCACTGTTCCGGCTGCAAACCCAGTCAGCGCTAAAATTTGAGCGCCCAATGCTGCGCCTAATGGCCCAATAACGCCAGCCAGCGAGCCAATGAGCGCTCCAAACTTAATAACGACTTGGCTGATGATGATAAACTTTTCCGTTAACGTGCCCAATACCACGATGGCGACAGGTATTGCGGCAGCATATGCCGCCAGCTGAATAGACGTTGCCTTAGTGCTGTCTGATAGACCATTAAAGGCAATGATCAAATCCTTGGCGCGTTCAATCGCCGGATTCATAAACTCGTTAAGCACCATCTTTCCGATCGGCAGCAAAGCCTTGCCAAGCTCTGCCGCTGTTTGGGCCGTTGCTTCCTGCAGATTTTCAAACGCAGTCTTAGCCCCCGCCGTTGCCCTCTCGCTCTTCCCAAGCTCGGCAGTGATGATGCGAATAAACTGCTGAGAGCTAATCCCCATCTTCTCAAAGACTTTGGCTGGATCACCAATCGCCGCCGGGCCGAATTTTTCCTTGATGATCGCCGCGATCTGCGGGATACGCTCGATGATCGGGTCTAGGTTTTCTTTCGTCACCTTTCCCGCCGCGCCAAGCTGCGAAAGCTGTTTAATGACCTCGCTAAAATCTTCCTTGCCGCCACCAACCACGGCCAGGGCGTTCCCCAGCTCCATCATGATTCGACGCGATTCGTCGGCGCTGTTGCCGAGCACCTGCAGCCTGATTGATCCCTTAACGGCGTCTTCCAGATTCAGGCCGGGTAGCTTTGCAACCTCTTTCAGCCGCTCCATTTCCTCGGCGGCCGCCTTGGTGGACTTCATGGTAGCAGCCAAGCCGTTCCCCAGCGATTCCATCTTGGCAGCAGCAGCCAAAGCCCCAGCCGCCACCCCTGCCAGTGGCGCAGTTATGCCAATGGACAACGCCTGCCCGGCCTGCGCCACGTCCGCACCAAAGCGCTTGATTTTATTCAGGCTGGCGTTGACCTTCTTGTCAAAGTCGTCGGTGCTGGCCCCGATGCGGACAATCAGGTTGGACAGAACAGGCATTAGCGCCGACCTCGCGCCTTAGCCTCCGCTTCTTTCGATGCCTTTTCCTGCTCCTGGTGCTTCATCTCCAGATACGCTCCCCATTCGCTGAACTCGCTTGATGACATCGTCGCCAGCAACTGCCCCACTGTCATGTGCAAATGCTCGGCGAGCGCAAACGCAAACTTACGCTCGCCGGTTAGTTTTTTGTGGCTTCAGCCGCCGCGTTCTCGGTCAGGCCGGATATGCGGCAGATTTCCGTAACCACGCGGTCGATCACGCTGCCGGACATCTTTAGCAGCGCGTCCTGGTGGGCCTGCTCGAAAACAGGCTTGCCCGTGTCTGGGTCAAAAGCCGACGCGATCAGCAAGCGCACCATGGCCAACGCCGGGGTGCGCTTCGCATCTTCTCCGAACCGAATCCGTTGGCCGGCGTCCATCTCGGTGATTCCAATCTTCGCGTCCCATTCGGGCACGTCGATCAGTTCCGTTTTAAGTTGCACCGCTAAAATGCGGTCGGCAAGGGTCTTCATGTTAATAGTCTACGATTCCAATCGTCGAGAAAGATACGTTCTCACGGATGATCTCGTTCTCGCCGACGCTAATACCGACCGACGATTGCGACGCGCCAAAGCGCCAACGCACGGTGTTCGAAAAGTCGGCGTAAAGGTCGATGACGTAATAGCTGTTGGCGTTGGTCACAAAGTACGCGTCGTCGTAAAACCGGCCAAAGGTACAAGTGCCCTCAAGCTGCACTACAGCCCGCGACTTCCAGGCGTCGCCGAATACCTGAACCTCTTCAAGCGTCGGAGTGATATCAAGCGTCCAGTCGGTGCCCTGCGCCGCCTTCGACAGCGTCAGGAACGAGCCGGTGACGGTGATTGCCCCGACGGGAGTGTAGCTCGGGAAAACAATCTTTCCATTGCCCCAGGCGACCTGATAGAACGCCGGCGAAACAGTCGTCACGCCGTCAAGGACGGTCAGCGATGCGTTTGGATTAATCGCCCGGCGAGCGGCCAGCGTGATCTGGTAGACGCCACCGCCCAACGCGGTAGTCGCCTGTCCGGTCATGCTGGTGCCCGCCCCGGTGGCTAGGTAGATGTCTGCGTTGCGCCCTGCGAGAACTGCCATAAGGCCTCCTAGGTGTAGCTGAGCGCGCCGCTGCCGGTAAAAGTGTAGCTGGCAGTCACCAGCCCGTTTTCGCTAGCGTTCAGACTGCCCTGGACAAAGCACGTGCCGCTGTAGTAATTCGTGCCGTTGATGTAAAACCGCGCACTAACGGTCGTGCCGCCCAAGAACGCCGTATTCAGTGCCACGTGGCCGTTGGTGTCGGCGTTGTCGAAGCGGCCAGAGGCCGTGCCGCTAAACTCGCGGATGGTGGCCGTGCGCTCCTTCCACGTGTCGCCGAACGACTGCGTCTCTTCGAGGCCGGTAGACACGTCCAGCGTCCATGTGTCGATCTCCAGCACTGTGTTCGTGCTCAGCCGGAAACTGCCTGCATTGCCCGCTAAAATTGCCATGGTTTTGCTCCTTAAACGTCGTGAATGATGTCAAACTCCACGACCGTTGCGTAGAGTTTCTTGTCGGTTTCGAGCGCGTCTTCGTACTCGTTTCTGCGCCCGTTCAGATGCGTGCTGCGAACTGTGAGGCCGCTGGCTGTGGTGATGGCCGCTTCTTGCCCCATGATGGCGGCGTAGACGATGTCGGCAAGGTCGTCACTTGCCTTGCCGTTACCCTGTGCCATGCAGTAAAAGTTGACTGGCCGGCGTGTGGCCGTTGGCATAGCCCCGATGCTGTGGAACTGCTGGTCATCAATCATTTCGACGACGACGCACGGGTACTTAGTGGCCCGGCCTTGGTCGGCGTGCGCGTCGTACACCCGCGTGCTCACCAGCGCCGTAACGGGTGCTTGCGTCTGAAGGTACTTGTACAGCGCTTGGTAAAGTCTCATGCGGCCCTCGTGATCGCCTCAAAGGCGGCCTTGGCGCGGACTTCGATAAGTCGCTTGATCTGCAGGCGCTTGGCCTTGATCGAGTCGCGGAAAAAGAACGCAGGCCGCGCGCCGGGGTGCTGAATCTTTGTGCGGACCTGGTCGCCAAGCCGCGCCAGCCAGCTGAACGCCGCGCCGCGAATGCGCATTTTTTTTCCCTGAATCGTGCGAGCCTTGGTGCCAAACTCAACCATAAAGGCGTGCGGCGCCAAATCCTTCAACGTAAACGTGTAGGCCTGCAGAAAAAATTTGTGCTTGCGGCCTTTGGCCGACTTCACCGACTTTTTCAGATCCCCAGGATTACGGATCGCGCCGAAGCGATGAGTCGGATAAGGCGCAACCGGCGCTCGGCGCTCAACCTCATCTTCAAGCATTCTCGCACCCTGCAGAATGGCGTCTTGCAGCGCCGGGCCTTCGGCCGTGGCCATCAGCTTATTGAACTGCTGCGTCAGTTCGTCCAGTCCCTCGACTCTGATATTCCGCGCGCGTGCCATTAGATAAGCACCTCCAGCGCCTGCATGACAAGCATTTCGTTGCGCTCGTCCGGATTCAAAATCGTCCTGATATTAAAGTAGCGAGTCTTCCCGGTCTTCTGGTCAGCGTACTTAACCCGCATCTCGGGCTTTAGATCCTCGATGTACCGTAGCCGGATCGTGTGGGTAAGGTCGGCCATGACCTGCCGCGCCGCGAAAAACTCGCGCCCGTTGCCGGTCTCAATGCTCGCCCAGGTCGTCGCGTACTCGGTCCATGTGTCCGTGCGGTCGCCGTTTGCGTCCACGGCAATGGTGGGCTCTTGGATGATGATTAGGTGTTTCAAAGCGCCTGCTTTCATAGCCACACCCTGAACGGCGCAATCAGCGCCGAAACTGCAAACGGCAACTCGCGCTCATCGACCGCAGACGTGGTGCCGATGATGACCGCCTCGCGGTGCTCGTAAAAATGGGCCGCCAACATGCGAATGGCCTGGCGCAGTTGGTGCGGTACCTGTGTCGGCAACCCGTACCCACACGTAAACTGCACTTCGATAGGATCGGTGTTGCGGAGCGTGTCCGTTGGCCAGTCTTTCTGATACTCCAGCACAATGGCCCCCGGCGTGCGCGCCGTAGACACGCCGTAGTCGGTTGCCGCAAACGTCCGCTGTGTGCCAGTTGAATCGGTATACTTGACGTGCCCGACAGACACCAGCGGCGAGTAGGGTAAATGAATAACGCCGCTGCCCGGAAAGTAGTCCATAAACATCTTCCAGGTCTGCGTAAGGCAGCGGCGATTGATGATCGTTTCGATATGGTCGGTTGCCGCAAACAAATACGGCTCCAGCTGCTCTAGCGGCTGGCCCATGGCGCGGGAGTGCGCTTCAAGGTCAGCCGCTTCGAGCGGATAGCCGGTCGGGCCGGTTACAAGCTGGAGACGTAGATCCATGTGTTAGGCAATTTCAGTTGCGGTGGCAGAGCCGCCAAAGCGCGGGCCAGCCAGAGCGATAGCGATGCCGCCCAGAACAGGCGAATCGACAACCTCGACGCACTTCAGACGTACGCAAGGATAGCCGCTGGCGACCAGCTCCTCGACGTTAACCTGAATCGCGTAAATCTGACTGCTACCGGCGGTCGTCGTAAAGCCAGCCGCAGCGCGAACCGTCATGGCTCCCTGAATGTCCGTCGAGGTAATTGACTTGCTCAAAAACCCCACAGCGCTGGTGTTGGTCGGCACAAAGTCGTCACAGGCCTCGACAGTAATAGTCGAAGTGCCAGTTGTGCCGACGCCCTTGTAGACAAGAAAGATGGCGCTTTCATGATTTTCCAGACTCACAACGTCCGAAGTAACCGTGCCGCTGAAAGCATCGGCCACCGGATCGAGTCCCTTGACAAAGTGCAGATTGTTCAATAATTCATAGCGAGGCATTATGGGTCTCCTTCGTGCGGGCGACTTGCGCCGCCCGCTCCGGTGTTATTAATTAGGCGCGGGCCGCAGTCGTCACAAACGGCGACAGGGTATTGCTGCCTTTGAAGGCCGTGATCGGCTGTTTGACGCTGCTCTGGCCGTTGGCGTCGAACGACCATTTGAACGTCATTTCGTCGTAAATGAAACGCACGTGCATGGACTGCGCAGCGCGCAGGCCGCCCTGCGTAATCATCACGTACTTGGACATGTTGGCAAGCACAATGTCACCGGCGTCGCCGAGCGTTTCAGCCTGCTCAACGGGAATCACCGGAAAGCCTAGGAAGGTGCCGTACTGAATCGATCCGGCCACGCTGTTATTGGGCAGAAACACCGGCTGCTGTCCAACCGTCAGCAGCGGAAACTGACCGATAGTGTCGGGGTTGCAAAACCACGCGATGCGGTCGCCGGGATCGCGCAGGATGCGCGACAACATGGCGGTCGCGTTTTCGATGACGAAGGTGTCAGCGGCCTGGCCGGACTTCTTTGCAACCTGCACGAGCAACTGCGCGCCGTAATTCTGCACGCTGAAACCAAGCGGCATGCCGGCGCCGTTGCCGCGCCAAATGGCGTCATCCAACTTGAAGGCAATCTCGGAGGCAAAAGCGTTTTCCAGCACCGCGCCCATAGCCGGCGCGTTGCGAAGCAACCGCTCGGTGGCGTAATGCAGACACTTCAGCGATTCCAGCCGCAATTCATGCCGCGACAGCTTTGGCTTGGTAGCCGTCGGCGCGTCGGCCTCACCGGTCCAGTAGGCCTGTACGCCGCCCCAGCGCGAGCCATTGGCGCGGCTGGTCTCGTCGATGTACGGCAGGTCGATAGAGTCAGACCCTTCGCCCATGGGGATCTCGTTCACAAGCGGAAAAATGCGCGCCGTTTCGCGCGCCCGCTGCAGCAGCACATCAGAAAACGCCGTCGCGATGGCAAAACCACCGTCAGCCGGAATGCTGGCCGAGGAACCGGCAGCAGTCAGCGTCTCAAACAGTCGCTTGTCAACCTTGCCACCGAGGCCCTGAAACGATCCAGCGGGGGACTGGGCAAACGCGATGGCCTGCAGGTTCTCGCCAAAGCTGGCCCAGGGCCGCTTCGCTTCGTTGTCGCTGATGACGCGGGCGGGTTCACGGGTTACGTTCTGCTTGGCCCGCGCCTCAAGCGCTTCGACCGCCGCCAACTGCTCGCGGACGGACTTCAGTTCGTTTTCCTTGGCGTCCACGGTAGCAAGATGCGCGACCGGGTCGGCGGCGACCGCAGAGGCCGCCAGTAATGCGCTGTAATCGGTTTCCAGCGCGGAGACGGACGATAAAAGCTCTCGTTTCGTCATAGTTTGCTCCTTATTGGCCCAGCACCCGCCAACGCCGCTCTCGCAGCGCCAACTCGTGCCGGGCGTGGTTTTCAGCCGCGCTGGGCGCGGTAGAAATTCGTTTGGCCGCCGAAAGGCTGGCCGACAAAAACTTGGCTCCAGGGTCGGCCCCAATGGGCACAATGGAGATCTCAAACGGTCTCCACTTGCTCGCCAGCAGGTGTGGCCGCTTGACCGTCGAATCCGGCGCCTGGGTCATTTCAACGATCTGAACGCCCATCGACACGCTGGTAAGAATGCCGTCCTCGATGTCCTGCCAGACCGATGCCACGTCTTCGCGATCGGAGAACCGCAGCGTCGCTTCGTAGCCGCGACGGGTGCGCCGCGGATTCTCCACCACGCCCAGGACATACTCGACCTCTTCCTGCTGGTGGCCGTTTAGCACCGGCTTTCCGGCCAATTGCGTAACGTCGCCGCCGTCCATGGCAAACGACAGGTCGTAGGCGTCGCCAGAAAACATATCGACTCGCTCCACCTTCGCGCCCGAGTAAAACAGCACGTCACGCTTGCGCTTGCCGGGTAGCTCGACCTTGTCGCCCTCCTCCGGCATTTGCAGGAGGTCGGCGGGCCGCAGCGAGGACAAAAGCGATTGCGGCGTCTGCAGTAGTAGCTGCTGTGCTTGGTCTACATTCATTGCTGGCCCCCCTGAAACGCGCCGGCCTGCGCGACCGGCACCATCGCACCTTGCACCAGATACAACTGGCCGCCGTCGTATGGGTTCATGTTTTCTTTCGAGCGGATCTCGTTCGCGTTCAATGCGCCGATGTTTCGCATGGCCGAGTAGTAGCTAGCCCGACTGGCCGCGTCGCCGCGAAGCAAAGCGTCCATATTAAACTCGGCGTAGTAATTAGTCGCCTCGCGCGGCCCAAACAGTTGGAGATTGATCCGCTTCTCGATGCGCGTCAGCCAAGGCCGAATAGTGTGCGTCGCAAAGTCGATGCCCTGGTGCTCAATGTTGTTATTCGTGCTACGGGTCAGGTCCTGGATCATGTGCGGCGGCACGCGAAAAATGGAGCAGATGTCGGCCTTCTGGTACTGCCGCAACTCCAAAAACTGCATGTCCCGGTGGTTGATAGCCACCGTCTTGATTTCCGCGCCCTGCTCCAAAACGCCAATTTTCCCGGCGTTGCGAACGCCGCCGTAGGACTGCATCAGCCAGGTCTGCAGGTTCTTCCGCGCCTCGTTGCTCAACGCTTGCGGCACGGTCATGTAGGCGGGCGGGGTCGCGTTGTTGCGGAAGAAGTTTGCGCCGTACCCTTCGGCGTCCTGTGTCATGCCCAAGGCCTGGGCCATGTAGCCAACCGGCGAGTAGCCAGTCAGGCTATCCTCGCCGTCGTAGCCAAGGCCGGGTATGTGAAGGATGTCGCTGGCCGTGTACATGCTTTGCCCGTACTGATAGACCATCACGCCGGTTTCCGGATCGCGGAACACGCGCATGGACAACGGAGACAACGGCGTAAGCTGGGTCACGTCGCCGCGCTGGTTGGTCTGGATGCGCGCGTAAAAGTTGCCCGACAGACATAGGCACTTCGCGGCGAGTTCCCAGAACTCAAAAGCGGTCATGTCCGGGTTCGGCGAGTCATGCAGCAGGTAGTACAGCGGGTGGTTGCGATCCAACTCGCGGCCATCTCGACCACGCCGGTAAATCCCAAGCGGCAGACTGCCAATGGTCTCGGCAATTACGCGCACGCAGGCCCACACAGCAGTAATACGCATCGCGCTCTCGCTCGAAACGTAGTACTTGCTTCCAGACACGGGCCGATACCAGAAGTCGTTATCCGGTGGCGGCGTTGCGCCGAGCTTGACCATGAGCTTGCCGAAAAGGTTCATCCGGTATCACAATCCTACTGCATCGTGCTACCACGGTATCACGAATTTTGCTTGGCGTGCTACCAGCCCAGTGTCACCGGCACCATGTCTTCGTAGACGCTGCGCTCTTTGGCCTTGGCGCTAGTGCTGATTCCAGTCGCCATAACGCACGCAATCACGAGGTCGTTGCGCGTCGTTTCGCGGTGGCGGTCTGGATGGACTGGCTTAATGTTGCCCGCCGGGTCGCTGGCGATCTCGCAGCATTCGATGTTCCAGCGCAGCACGGGTGAGCCGTCGTGGACTAGCTGCCGCTCGTGGACTAGCTGCTCGAAGCGCTTGGCAGCCGGACTCATCGACACATAGCCCTGCCCGAACTCGACAACGCTTATACCCGCGTCCTGTAGTTGCTGCGCTGTGTCGCGGGCTCCGTAGCGGTCGTAGGCGATGGCCTGGATGTTGTACTGCTCGGCCAGCTTTTCGATGTGTGCCACCACGTAGCGCCAATCGACAGTGTTGCCGGGCATCGTCTCGATGTGGCCGCCCTGCGCCCACTGGACGTAAGGCACGCCGTCGGTGGCAGTCTTCTCGGCCAGCATCTTCGACGGCAGGTAGGCCCAGGCCCGGTAGTAGACTTTGCCCTCGTATGGCCAGCACAAGGCAAACGCCGTGAGGTCGCGCACAGCGGCAAGGTCCAGCCCGCCGTAGCACGGCACGCCGGCCAGATCCGGAAACTCGTCCATGCACTGGTCCCAGTCGCGCAGCGGTATCCACGTCGTCGTGGCGCTGGTCCACTGGTTCAGATACAAGCGCCGGAACGTGTTCTGCTTCTCCGGCCGCGCCAAGGCTTGCCGAAACTCTTCTTCGTAGTCGCGGATATCATGCAGCACCCCCAGCGTCGGCAGCGCCAGCGGCCACAGGCTTTGATCGGTCCAGTCGGCGTCAATCGGAACTTCGTAAATCAGCGGAAAGTACGACTCGTCTTCAATCTCGCCGGACGCCACGCGCTTGGCGTACTGGTACTCGCGGTAGCAAATAGATTCCTGGTTGCTGCCCGCCGTGCTAATGGTCACCCATAACGGGTTGCGACGCGACTTGGAGCCGGTGGTGAGCGCGTCGTATAGCTCCTGCTCGGCAATGCCCCAAGCGTGCAACTCATCGAACACCACCACCGATGGGTTGTAGCCGTGTTTGCCAGCGCCGTCTCTGCTCAAAGCGCGGATGATTGAGCCGGACTCGTTGTGCCGGATCAATTTCCGGGACTCGGTAATTGTCACCAGCGGCAGTAGGTCTTCCGATGCGCGAATCATGTCGGCCACGGCGTCAAAGCAGATGCTTGCCTGGTCGCGGTCCTTCGCGGCCATGTAAATTTCCTGCTTTTTCTCCTGCGACAGGAAAAACTCAGCGACGACCAGCGCGGCGACAGTCTGGGTTTTGGCCTGCTTCCGGCCCATAGACGCAAACGCCTTGCGATACAGACGGCGGCCGTCCGGCCGTTTCCAGCCGAGCAAGTTGGCAATTAGCTTTCGGCTGTGTGGCAGTAGCTCAAATGGCTCTGGGCCGCCGGAGCGGGTGGCTTTGGTCAGCGTGAGGCCGCCAATAAGCGTTTCGGCCATTTGCACCGCGCCCACGTCCAGCCAGTTGCCGTTACTGGTGCTTTGTTTTGGCAAGCTCTAAAACCTTAGCCAAGGCCGTCTTGGCGACCGGCTTTTCAACGTCGCGGATTCCGGCGCGACCGCGACTTCGTGGCCCGATGCACAGCTGGCCGCGTAATTCTTCCATTTGCCGCGTTAATGCCAGCCACACGCGGTCGTCTGCTGCTGATTCGCGGCGATACGTCGCTGAAGCGAGGTCGCCGTACTGCGCGGCGTCGGCCTGGCGCATGGGAACGCCGGCGGCGCGATTGTCTTCGACCAGTTGCCGGAAGATGGCGACCTCTTCAGGGCACAGGCTGGCCGGCGGGGCGATGGATTCCTGAATGATCGGACCCGGCTTCGGCGGAGGGTTTTTTGGTATCGGTCCTCTTAGTCCCATGATTCTAGCTTATACCACCATGCGTGCATTTAATGCGCTTATACGACGCGGTCCAATGTGGTACTAGTGGTTTTTTGGTGGTACTTGTGGAAAACCTGTGGGAAACCTGTGGAAACCGAAACCGCGAAACCCAGAATTTAGCGTAACCGGATTCCGAAGTCGGTGCTGCGCTCAAAACCGCCAGGATCCGACCCACCCCTCCCCTTTTCTTCGCCTCAGCTTCGCCTTTTGCCGCCGAGATTTCCACAGGGTACTAGTCCGCCCGCTATAAGCCGGATTTATGGATACCGCCGCCGGTCGCCCTTGGTCTTCCAAACATGGCACTGGTGGCACAGAGCCTGCAGGTTGCTACGGTCCAGCCGCACCCCGCCAGCACGCAGCGGCACGATGTGGTCCACCTCGGTAGCCACCGCCGCCTGGCAGATGCGGCACACGGGCTCTTCGCGGCGCACCATGCGCGACAGAAGCTCCCATGTCGAGTCATATCCACGGGCGGTCGAGTCGGGCCGCCGGTCAGCAGGTCGCGGACGGGCTGGACATTGTGGACCATGGGCGGCCAGACAGCGCTGGCACCAGCGGGGAGGACGAATGGCCATGATTAAGTTTACTCAATCTGCATTTTTGCTATTGCATAAAGCATGGTTTCTGCTAATCTATAGATGTAGCCAGCAACGCTGGCACACAGGAGAAAAAACAATGACAATGTTCAGCCCTACCTTCCACAGAGACAACACGGTGACCTTCTGGTCAGTCTATGAGCAGCGCTGGGTGCGCTGCAAGGCCTCGCGCATTAGCGACGCCGAGCTTGCCAGCATGTCCGATTCCGAGCGCCGCCGGGTGGCCCGGATCGTAGCCAAGGAGGTGCTCTAATGCGCGCCTACGCCTACGTCACCACCGAGACCTGCCTCCGGCGCCACGCCGTCCGCCCCGGCGCGCTGATCGGGCGCGACGAGATCCCCGTTTCGCGGCACGGCGACTACACCGCCTGGTGCGACGGCAAGCGGGAGACGCTCCGCCGCATGGCCGACGGCGACACGGCTTACGGGCGCAAGTCAGCGCGAGCCGTGGCGATACTAATGGGCTGGGCGCGGAGGGACGCATGAAAAACGCTGAACTCCGACAATTCCTCGCGTCCAGATCCGCCTGCCAACCAGCCATGGACTGGCTCGGCGACCGCGACTCGGGCCAGATGTGGGCGGACTGCGAACGCCCGGACTGGCTACTGTGGTGGGCCGCGCATGCGGTGCCCCGCCAGGAACTAGTCCTCGCGGCGTGCGATTGTGCCGAGTTGGCGCTAAGGTTCGTCCCCGCGAATGAGCACCGCCCCCGGCTGGCGATTGAGACGGCGCGGCGATGGGCGACAGGCGAGGCGACGGTCGAGGAGGTGAGAGCTGCCCGCGCTGCTGCCGACGATGCTGCCGACGCGGCCTACGCTGCCCGCGCTGGTGCCCGCGCTGCTGCCGACGCTGTTGCCGCTGCTGCGGCCTACGCTGTTGCCGCTGCTGCGGCCTACGCTGCGGCCGACGCTGCGGCCTACGCTGCCCGCGCTGCCTACCATGCCGACGAACCTTTCCGAGCTGCCTACGCTGCCCTCCGCGCTGCCAACGTTACCTACGCGACCGTGTGCCAGCTCATCCGCCAGCGTTGGCCCGAGTGTCCGCTGCCGGAGGTGGCGGCATGACCAACGAAAAACTCCGCCAATTTTTAATCTCCAGATCCGCCTGCCCTGCGTTCATGGACTGGCTGGGCAAACGTGACTCCGCCCAGATGTGGGCCGAGTGCCGTAGACCGGACTGGCTGCTTTGGTGGGCGGGACAGGCCGTATCCCGCCAGGAACTGGTGCTGGCGGCGTGCGATTGCGCTGAGACGGCGCTGCGCTACGTGTCGGAGGTCGAAGACCGCCCCCGACTGGCGATAGAGACGGCGCGGCGATGGGCGAGAGGCGAGGCGACGGTCAAGGAGGTAGACGCCGCCCGCGTTGCCGCCATCTCCGCCTACATTAATGCTGGATACGCTGCTAGCTTCGCCGCCCTCACCGCGTACGCTACCCCCGCTCCCTTCGCCGCCCACTCCGCCGCTGTCGCCGCCAAAGAGGCTGCCCGCGCTGCTGCCCATGCTCCCAACGCTGCTGCCGCTGCCAACGATGCTGCTTACGCTGAGATGTGCCAGCTCATCCGCCAGCGTTGGCCGGAGTGCCCGCTGCCGGAGGTCACCGCATGACCGCCCTAATCCGCGCCCTCTGGGCGCTCTCCGACGCCACCGGCAGCGCCGCCGTGTGGCTAATCGACCGGCAGGCGCAGGCGGTGCGGGAGGACGACACTCCCGCCTACCTAGGCGTCGAGGCGGTATTTGCCGTGCTCGGCTGGGCGCTGGTACTGGCTATATACGTGGCGATCTTTTGACCGACCTTACCGCCGTCCCCACCGCCGACCTCTACCGCGAACTCGCCCGCCGCCGTGGCGCGCGAGGCGGCCGGCCGCCCAAGCTCCGCGCGTGCCCCAAGTGCGGCGCCGTCGTCACCGCCGTCCAGGCGCGGCTCAAGTGTCCGCACTAGGCAACTGTCCGGAATTTCCGGATAGTTGACGACACCCCTCTGGACACTGCACGGCCAGGCGCTCGCACTCGCGGCAGCGCTTGGCCAGACCCAGCTTGTACCCCGTTGCGCGAGTGTAGGCCGATGGCGGCAGCCACCGGCCGCACCCGTCGCACCGCTTTAAGTCACACTGAAAGCGCGAGCGCACCCACCGCTCTAGTTTGGCGGCCGAGTACAGGCCCTTGCCGGTCTTCGCGGCGCGGAGTGCGTCGAGGATCTCCGTGGCGATCTGGTCGTTCACGGGTAGCCCTCCCACATGCGGGACGGGTCTACTGTCCCGTTCGACTGGCACTGCCTGCACTTGCCGCTGGCGTAGTACGGCACGCCCTTTAACCAACGGCAAACATGCACCCAGCCCCGATTGCATGAGCAGTTAAGCCATGCGCCGTCAGCCACTTGCGCCCTCTGTGGCCGCAATGCTTCGAGCGCGTTCCGGATGGCGGCCGGCGTAGGCCGCTCGTAGTGCGCGTTCACCAGATCGGCCATGGCGCGGCGTGCCTGTTCTTCGTCGTCGGCACTGACCAGCACGTTGCAGGCGGCGAGGGTCCACGCCTCTGCTTGCATGCCATACGGCAGAGGTAGCGCGTTTAGTTGCGCCAAAATGGCACTCGCCACGTCTCGCCTAATGGCCATTATTGGCCTCCAGAGCCCTCAGGCGCAATTCTTCGGCCCATATTGGATCCTCAGTACCTTTTGCCCCTTGCGGAACGCTCAGAGCGAACGTACCGTCGCGCAGCCACCACTGCGCCGGCTTGGGCCGGAGGTGCCGGTTGGCGCGGTAGGCATCTCGCCAGCTCGCGACTGCTCGGCGGATCGACTCCGCGAAGTCGATGGGCCGGTCGAGGTAACTGGCCGACTGCTGGAAGGCGCTGGTGATCGCCGCGATGGTCATCGGCAGGTCGCCGCCAGCCGGTAGCTGCTCGCAAGCGTAACGCGCTGCGTCGGCGAAGGCCGCGGTCGGGTCCGGTTCGTTTTGGGTAAGGGGGAGGGGGTCGCGCGCCGCGCGCGCGTCCTGCTCAGAAGCTGTATACTCTCCCTCTCTTTCTATAGGTATCAGTATAGGAGTTGACGCTGAGCGTGACGCTGAGCGTGACGGTGAGCGTGACGGTGAGCGTGAAATTGTGGTTGACGCTGAGCGTGACGCTGAGCGTGCGCGAATTTCGGCGCTTTTTCTGCCGGCGTCGGCTTGGCGTTGTTTGATATCAACGAGTTGCGGTCGCTTAGCGTCCACTGTCGGGTGAGACATGCGGGAATCTCGCTCGATGAAAAGTGGCTTCAACTCGGGCCATACCCTGTTGAAATCCCGCAAAGTCACAGCGCACATTTTCGCAAGTGAGATTGCATCGAGAGGTAAGGTTCCGTGCTTCCAGTTGAGGTCGAGCAGGTCGCGGTAGACGCCGCGCGCGGCAAGCGAAAGGCGGGTCCTGGTCTCGCTGCACAGCCAGTTGTC